CTGTTAAGAAATTGTTAACAGAGTATCCTTGAGGAATCATCCCCATAGATTTGATTGCGTTGATATCATTATCAGCAGTTCCAACTCTACCAGCAGAAGCCATAAGTCTTTCAGCTGTGAATTGTAGTGCAGATGGGATGATCATCTTCATACCCTTAGCAGCGATTTTTAAACCTCTTTCATCAGTAAGCGCAGCAATGTCGATCAATGCTTGCTCCAATGAAGTTTCGTTTAAATCCGAAGCAGTTGCTAGTTGGTTCGAGAACGTTCCAGCAATTGTAGGGTGTGACGCGTTAAGTAAAGTTACACCGTCACCAGAAGTAAAACTACCTCCAGTTTGTCCATTGTTTAATGGAGACGCTGCTTTTACTTGTTTTGTTTGAGCCATAGATCTTGCTAAAGCTTTAGTATATCTAGAAGCCAGTCTGTCATACAAGTTGTCTTCAATTGCTTCCTCAGTGATAGCAAAAGCGAGAGCAACTGTCTCGTTAGTGTATCTAGCTGTGAAAGTTTCTTGAGCGTTATCGTATGTAACACCTGAACCTTCTGGTTTTACTTGTGCTTGAGCGAAACCTGACAACATAACTTCCTCTTCGAAAGCTCTGTCAGATGACTCAGTTGTATAAATCTCAGCGGACTGATTTTCATACTGTTTATATTCCAGGCCAAATAAAGCATTTAAACCTGGCTCTAGTTCTTTAACTAGTTGATTACGTGATATAGCCATTGTTTATTCTCCTTATATCCCTGCTACGTTATTTCCTAAGATATGTTCATCTATCATTACTCTAAGAGCGAAGCCCTCTACAGTAGTGTCAGAATGATCTGGATCTCTAGAAACACCTAGTATTTTTAGTTGTTTTAGTGCCGCCGCTGTTGTAGCCGAAATTTTTGTTTTCGAAATAAACAGTGGTGACGTTCCAACAGATAGCACTTGATCAGCACAGTGTCCTACTTCGTTCTGATTGAAAGCAGTATCTGCAGACATAATCTCAAACATTTGTTGAGGATTATCGTTTACAAAAGCTACTATATCAGTCGCAGTATTACTTGCTGGTGAATAGTTACTCCATGTTGGTTTAGATGTAGTTGCATCAGTATAGAATACTCCATTCAGCGTACCAAGATTATTCGGATCTCCGTTTGCTGCTTCAAGTACAACTCCATCTGCTGTTAATGCCACCATACACGCGTGTGAAATTAAAGCCGAAGAAGCTGCAACACTGTACTCTGAAAGTCCAGCGTTACTATATGCCTGACCAACCATTTTAATGGGTCTGTAACCAAACCCAGTTGTTGACGCATTAGCCATATTGTTTTCTCCTTATGTGACCTGTCCTTGCGGACCTCCAGTCACGGTTAATGTATTCGCTGGGTTGATTGGTTAAAAATTTTTAACTTTTCTTGCCACCGAAGGTCGTACGAGATTGTCTATCAATATCGATAGGCATTCCCTTATGCTGTTCCTTCATAAGATCGTTGTCGATTGCGGTCATTTGATCTTGAGCCTCTCTTTGAAAGTACTCTTGTCTTGACCTTGCGATCTCTTCCGGTACCCTAGTCAGCACTAGGCCTCCGTGCCCGATAACCCCTGCGTATTTGCCGTCGGTAATTGCTGGATAGTCTTCTTCAGGATATTCATCGGCTCTTACTAATTCATACCCGGATCTTAAGCGTCCTTGTATGTTTTTCGTGTCGACGAACCCTAGGATTTCTACCCTGACCCATCTGTGTCTGAATCCTTCTGGCGCGTTGGGCGTATCTAAGTACGATGGTGGAGTCCAAACTTTTGGTCTTGCTTTTGGCTTAACCGTTTTTGCTTGTGCTACAACTTTTGTTGTATCACTTTTTTTAGCTTGACTCGCACGAGTTGGTTTATTTGTATTCATATGCCTATACCTCCTTCGTGTTTATAAGTTGTTTCGCATACTCTTCTAGTGGCACACCTAATTTTTTCGCTATTGCGACTTGAGATGATGTGAGTCTCACTGCTTTGCGACCAGTCTTTGAACTACGCGTTGCAGAGGCAACGTTTTGTGTAGGTTTACTAGTCTGTTGTTCTACCTTACCAAATTTATTGGGAAATTCAAGTCTTATTCTTCTATCAACTTCCCTATAATATTCGTCAGATTGGGGATCCATACCTTCTTCTTCGGTAAGTTTCCTATGTAAATCAAAAGCTGTGTAAGTCATGGCGTTATCTTTGCCAAACCACTCATTCTTTTCTGCCCAGGCTTCCGCTTTGGGATCTCTGGCAGGTTGTTGTATTGGTTGTCTTTGTTGTTGAACAGGTCTTTCTTCTGCTTCTTTAGCAGCAGTATCTTGCATTTGATGCTGTGTCTTCAATTCTGCTAATTTACCTTGTTCATAACCTAGTTGTGAAATAGCTGTTAAAGCCTCTACTTCAGCTTTAGAATCTTCATTTTGTCTAGCAGCTTTTAATTTTTCTTGAGCTGCAGCCAATGAAGAAGAAATTCTGCCTTCCATTTCGGTAGCATAATTTCTATCTAAAGATGTTGCGGTTGCTTCATATCTATCTCTCTCATCTTTAACACGTCTTGCATAACTAACAGCTTCTTCTCGCTGTCTTTCTGCCTCACGCATTTTTTTAGTAAGTTTAGCTATTCTTTTCTTAACTCCTTCAGAATATTCTTCAACTTCCCTAGTGTTATCTTGTTGCTTATCAGTTTTTTCTCCATCAGTTTTCTGTGTAACCTCACCGCCCTCGTTCTTTTGATCTCGAACATCAGACTGCTCACTAGGTTTCTCAGATGTATCAGCGGGCTGATCATCGTACGTAACATTTGCTTCATTTTTTTTCTCCTCTTTCTCATATGTTTTTTCTTCCTCTTTTTGTACTTCAGGAAGGTCTACACTTGCACCCGGTCCGGATGTATCTAAGTCAACCATAGGTTCATTAGATAATTTGTCTTCTTTTTCTGGCATAGTTTTTTTCTCCTTCTATGTTTAAAATTCGTGGAATATATCTTCAGGGTTTTCCACGGTCGCTAAAACTTCATCATCATTGAGAAGCCTTATCTCACCCCCATCGATTCTAATTCGTGATCCGGCATATCTTGCAAAGATAATCCAATCACCTTTCTTGCACCAGGGACCTTCTGGGTATCTTTCTTTATCATAGCAATGTGGGCCCATATCCAATATTAGACCACAAGTCGATGCTACTTGTGAACGTTCTACTGTTTCGTCTGCTAATAATATTCCGCCTTTAGTTTTCTCCTTTTGTTTAAAAGGTAAAACTAAAATTCTCCAACCCGTAGGGATTGGTAATTTTGAGGATTCTATTTTTGAATCTTCTTCTTTTTGTTTAGTGGTTTTAACGCCTACTAATTCTTTATTTGGTAACTCAATTTTTGGGCTTTGAGTTGATGTTAATAATTGTTCCGTCTTTGTCATTTCGCTCCTTTTTGTCTAGCAGGGTGGATATTTCCTGATCTAAATATTGATACGTTCGTATCTGTCCTAACATATATTGATATTTCTCCATGCTGTCAACACCTCCCGATGCTAAAGCCGCAACTACATCATCATGTCTCATCTTAATAATTTTTCTAATCTTCGTTACATATGTAAAATCTTCCATTATTTCTTCCCTTTCTTTCGTTTTTTAACTGGTTTACTACCATATTTTTTAGTCCATTTTCTGGCTATGGCAGGTTCTTTTTTCCACAGGTATTTTCTTTGCTTTTCTGATTTAAAAGGCATTATAGCTCCGTCCTCGGTATATTAAAAGATTCTAACTCTTCTAGTTTTTCTTTAGCATCTACTATAATTTGTATCTGTTTGTCAATTTCATCTAAGTGTTGAGGGTGTTCCCCAATACCTACAGGATTTTCCAAATAGATCTTAATTGTAGCGTCTGCTTCAGATATCTTAGCTTTATATCTTTTTTCTAATGCTGTTAATAGTGCCTGTCTCATATTTCATAGCGTGCTTATCCTCTCATTTTTTTAAAGGTTTTAGCAAGTCTTGCACGTTGTCCTAACTTACCACCCTTTTTAGCAGCAGCATTTAGTTTAGCCGCTGGAATCTTTTTGCCTTTTTTAATGCCTAATGATTTTCTTAAAGCCCCTGGTTTCTTAACAGCTTTTTGAATCCAATCTTTAGCCATTGTTCTCGTCTATAACAACTAGACAATCTCCACAGTATTTAACTTTTTTAGAAATACCATTTGAATGGTCACAGTTTGCTTTAGAATCTTTTTTAAAGAAATTTTTAAATTTCTTAACAATTTTTTTGATCATGACTATTTATTGATTTTGCCAGACTTCTTAGCTTTGCTTCCCCATTTTCCATAAGATTCGTTAGCAGAAGCTCTTAATTGTTTCTTAGTTCTTTTCTTACGAATTCTCATAGCGATAGATTCATCTTTTCTATCTTTGTAGCCTTGTTTCTTTTTACTTACACGGCCACCTTTTTTATACATAGCGCCACCAGCCATTCCCATGTCCGAAGGATAGTAACCAGACATTTCGTCTCGTCTCATAGTTCCGCCCATGTTTTTTTTAGCTCTGCCGCCAGTTGCGTATCTTGTTCTTCCTGGTCTTACTCCATTTTGTCTCATATTATTTTCTCCCTTTTGAAAATGCTCTTCCTAAACCACGTTTAGCTTTTCCTGCGCCTTTTACTCTTCCGCCTTTTTTTAACCAAATATCTCTATTAGGAGCCATAGTTTGATCACCTGTCCATGTTGGACGTTTGATTGCTTTAACTCCAACTCCACCTGTCCTAATTGGGTCATCATAACCACCACCAGTGTAAGCTCTGTCAGTAGTCATTAATCTTTTAGCTCTGGCATTCGCATCACCTTTAGGTAGTCTTGCACCACCTGCTGCTCCGGATGCTAAAAACGGACTAGATCCAGATCCTTTTCTTCCCATCATAGCTTTAGCCGCTAAGCCGGCCATAATTAATGGCGCTGCTTTTTTTAAGCCTTTTCTTAATTTCTTTGTAAATTTTCCCATGGTGTTATCCTTATATGTAAATTGTTAATTAATGTCCACCTTATTTTTTACCATTCCTGAATATTTGAGTTCCCTTTATACCAAAAATACTCGCGCAGACTAAAATCCATAAATTTGTGAACCAGCTCGGAAGTGCCTGGAAATGCTCAAAGAAT